TCTTTAAAAAAATTGCTGAGTACGATTGGCAAGTTACTGTAGAGACACCTGAAAAAGGTAAATTTAAGCAAGAGACATTTACGGCTAAATTTAAGAATATTGGTCGTAAAGCTTTTGCAAAACTTGTTGAGGAACAAGATGATGAGGACTTTGTAAAAAGTGTACTAGTTGGTTGGTCTGGTATAAAAGATGATGAGGGCAATGACATACCATTTAATGATGAAAACTTTGAAGCATTAACTGACAATCATTTTATTGTAAAAGGTATTATTGAAGCTTTCGGTGAAAGCATGAGAGGAGCTTCTGAAAAAAACTAAGAGAGGTTGCGAAGTATTGGGTGCAAGGAGAAGTTATTGATGAAACTGTTGAAGCATTAAAAGCATTTGGTGCTACAGAAGAACAAATCGCAGCCGAGAAAAAAAACAAAAGAACTGGCGATTGTATAGTTTGGGAAGAGAATAGAGAAATTGTTAATATGTTTTGGAAGCTATCTA